ACCTTGCTGTCTGTAACAGGACCGTATAGGTATGTCTTAGCAGTAAACTGAAGAGTCCAAATGATTGCTCTTCTAGTAGCGAAGTCACCTTCGTAATCATCCTCATAGTCTACACTGTTTAGTGTGACTGGGACATCTTTAATTTCATTAATCTGTGTTAGTAACTTGATCGACAAGTTATAATGGGGTTGGAAGTAAGGTAATACTTGCTCAATAATCTGCAAACCATCTTCCTGATTCTTAGCAATGATTGCCATTTCAAATCCTACGTTGTAGGGTACTGGCATATATGCATTCTTATTTTTGCTAGTTGTACTAGCAATCTTAATCTTCTGTGTAGGTGATACCTTCCTTACTGGGTCATATGTAATTCCATTCATCTCAAATGAAATTCTAGGAAGAGTGATTTGCACTCTCTTATTAGTAGGGTCAGGCATTTGCTCTAACCTTGCCAAGAATTTCTGCTTAGGACCATATGCCAGAGGCACCTTCATGACCTCGTTTGCTCGTCTTAGTTCAATGTTATTAAACATCGTACCAAAGGCAACGACAGTCTTCCTAAAAATCTCGTGATATGAATATGTGCCTAACATTTTAGATCGTCAAATCAGTAGTAGAACCAACAGAACCAAACGGATTAGTCTCAGAGAAATCAATGATATCGTTATCGGAAGTCTCGAAATCGTAGTTCTGGTCGTATTCTGATGTAGTATTATTTATGGTGTTGTATGAAGCAGTTGTCCAGGATGCACTTGATGTACCACCTGTAACGGTTTCAGGCACTTGGAAAGTACCAGACCTGTTGATAACAATGAGAGTGCGTGAAGCATTATCCCAAGACTTAACTTCAGCAGTAACATTAGATGTTCCACCAGTAACAGTCTCACCAACAGTGAATTCACCAGACCCACCTGCTACGAGACCAACCGTTATTGCGTTAGCAAAGGCAGTCTCTATAGCATCGATCTCAGCAATACCAGTATCAATCTGCTCATCAGCATACTGGAAGAGCTCACACTGACATTCCCAAACGTATCCTTTTCCTAGTTGGTAGAATGGTTTCTCCACTTCTACAAACTGTATTTCAAATAAATGCTTTGTTGTAGGGAAGTATATTAAATCTCCCTCGTTGGGACGACCTTCGACATTAAGGACCGCATTGTCGTCAACTTTCTCTTTAAACTTGGTACGGGAGAATATAAACGTCGTTTTATCTTCGACACGTACTCCGAATTTGCTAAGTAATTCGCCTTGTCCTTCCCATCCTTCAACGTTATTGACGTAGGCTCGGATGGAGAGAGCATTTCCAAAACTGCTGTTATCAACTTCATCTAATATAGTGTCCCGATTAATGTATGTCCTAGGTAGATAATACAGGTTTTGACCATAAATTTCAATAGTCTCAACTATAAGATTTTCTATAAATCCCTGCTCCTGTGCAGAACCATTAAGGTTAACCCGACATGCACTTGTATAATCGGATTGCACACATGCTTTTGCTGGTGAATTACTGTATGCCATATTAGCCTACTAGATCCATTGGTGGTAATTCATAACGATCTCGTAATTCAGTTTCAAGATCAACCTTGAATTTAGCAGCATCTTCTAAGATCTGCCTACCATTGAGTGTTACACCACCCAACATCTGAATACCGTCATACTTACTTAGGTTCCTTCCCCACTGTTGTTGGAATAATGCCTCAACATAATCCTTTAACCAGTTGTCATTAAAGACATCTGTAAAGGTTGTGGGGTCTTGACGCATCTTCATATCAACCATGATGTAATCACCTACTTGAAGGTTTGCCCAATCAAAGTCAAGTGTCAATCTGTTGTTATGCTCATTCCATCTAACCCTTCTATTTGCGTTAGAGTTAGTAACCCAATCTAATGTTTCAAGATATTGGGATGTCATAAAGTAATGTAATATCTGTCCATGAGTCATGGCATAGATATCATTCAAGAAAATCTGATATTTGATATTAAAAATATTTCCAGGTACAACGCTAGATGCTCCAATACCTGTAAAGACTTGATTAATACCTAGGGTTCCAGGAGGTGTCGATATATAATTGTCTTGACCCCACCATGCAGTAGACCCTTCTTGTGTCCAGTCAGTTGCAGCAGTCTTAATTGCTTCAGTAACTTCTACTCTCATGAAAACATCATAGCTTCCATTGTAGTGATACTCTTGATAATAATCGATTGCTTCTTCTACTAAGTCATCCAATTGCTCATCACACACGTTAATGTCAATCGCAGGATAACCCAGTCTGCGAAGTGCATACAGTTTTAGCTCTGCTTTAGTAGCTGGTCTCGTAGCGGTCATTTGTTATTAAGCGAATGAGGAGATAGTCAAGTTAGTTACATCATTAGCACCAACGGTCTCTCCAACTTTGAAGAATCCATCTACATTATCAACGGTAACGGAAGTAGCACCAAGAGCAGTGATGACTGCTGTTGATCCAGATGTGCTTCCTGTTACAGTCGCTCCAACTTCCATCGTTGTGATGTCAGAAAGTGCGAAGGTTGCATTAACGAATACGGTAGCAACGTCAATCGTTGCGCCATTTCCATGTATAGCAGAAACTGGGATTGTTGCTGCACCATTACCACCTGTAATAGTTATAACTTCGGATGCTGCATAACCAGATCCATCGTTATTGATACTAACAGCAGTAACTGCTCCAGCATTTGTGGTGATATCAACTGTCAATCCCGTGCCTGATCCAGAGGATGTTGTAGCAACGGCGGTTGCGTTAATGTATGTGGCACCAGCAGCACTAATAGTTCCAAGAGTCTTAACTCCAGATGCATTAGCGTTAGCAATGGTAACTGTGTTTCCAGCAGCGTATCCAGTACCAGCAGTGTTAACTGTGACTCCTGTGATACCTCCAGAGGATGCTGTGATATCAACTGTAAGACTGGATCCATCTCCACCAGTGGCAGCGATGTTAGTTCCAGATGCATATCCTGTGCCAGCAGTCAATGTTGCGCCGTTAACGGTCTTAACACCTCCAGCAGCAGCGTTTGCTATCGTTAGGGTATCTCCAACTAGGTAATCGCTTCCAGCGGCATTCAAGGCGATTGCAGTGATGACTCCGCCACTTGTAGTAGTATTAACTGTTAAACCACTACCTGTGCCACCTGTAGTTGCGACTCCAGTGCCGTTAGAGAATCCTCCAACACCATTGTTGGTGATAGCTCCAAGGGTTACAACGGAACCAGGAGTTGGGTCTCCAGATAGATTTAAGACTAGGGTTGTAGCAGTAGCAAGGTTATTCAACATTGCACTAAGTTGTGCGTATGCATTGTCAAGTTTTGCTTGGACTCTTGCTTCTGTGTAGTAAAGATTTGTGCCTTCTGATAGAGCAGCAGTATTATGGTTGCTTAGGTTTGCTGCCTGAGTAGCAGTAGCAGGTGTAATATTCGCTGTGCCATCGAAAGATGTGCCACCGATTGTCCTTGCTGTAGCAAGAGCAGTAGCAGTTGCAGCAAGTCCTACAGCGATGTTAGCAGATCCATCAAAGGATGTACCACCGATCGTTCTGGCGGTTGCTAGTTTCGTTGCATCTGCTGCTAATGTTGCATTTGATGCTGTGCCTGTTACATTACCTGTAACGTTACCAACTACTGCACCAGTAAACTGAGTAGCAGTAATGATTCCTGAACTTGGGTTATATGTAAGACCTGTGTCTGAATCTATAGTCTCAGATCCAGTTGCAGCATCAGCAAATACCAAGTAATGAGTAGCGTCTGTGCTGTTGTTTGCCCATATTTGTACTCTTGTTGCTGTAGTACAAGTATCAGCATTACCTGTAAGATCTCCAGTGATGTCTCCAGCAAATCCAGTAGCAGTAAGGATGCCAGTATTTGAATTGAATGTTAAGTTTGTGCCACTCTTAGGTGCAAGGTTGCCAGTTGCAGCAGTTGCAAAGAGGACATTACATGAGGTGTCTGTTGACTCATCAGCAACGGTTACTGTTGTTGCTACGTCAGCAGTACCAGTTAGGTTACCTGTAACGTTACCAGTCAGTGCCGCTGTTATTGTGCCAGCAGCAAAGTTTCCTGATCCGTCACGTAAGACTAGGTTGCTTGCAGAGTTACTACTTGCAGAAGCAACGTTGATTGTTGTAGCACCTGATACTCCATCAGCATTGGTAAGAGTAACACCAGAGTTAGCTGTAACAGCAAATGTGCGTTGAGCATAAGTGTTTGCAGCAGTCCTTACAACGTATCCTGTGCCAGACATACCTGCTAGAGCAGTGATATCAGCATCAACGAATGCTGTAGTGATACTTACATCAGCAGATCCGTTAAAGGATACTGTGCCAGAAACTGCACCAGCGACTGCGATATTTCGTGCAGTAGCAAGTGTTGTTGCTGTAGATGCATTACCTGTTAGTGCAGCAGTGATTGTACCAGCAGCAAAGTTACCAGAGGAATCTCTGTTAACGACTGTAGATACAGTGTTTGCAGTGGCAGTTGTCATGCCATCTAACAAGTCTGCGTTAAGATTATTAATTTTGTCTGTTGTAGGAATGACAAGAGCAGGTCCAGATCCAACTTGAGATATGATCTGTCCGTCTACCGTTGCAGTTCCATCAACGTTAAGGTTATTGTCTACATCTAATGAGGTGCCAGCTCCAGTTACATGGACTGATCCGATTCTTAAAGCACCGTCTGTGCCAGCCATTACTTCAGCGGTATTAGTACCACCAGTAAGCATACAGAATTCTAAGGTTGATCTATCGAGTCCGAAGAAACCAATTTTCGCTGAGCTGTCGTAATAACGGAATTCAACACCACGATCTTTAGCATCGTTGGATGAGGGTGCCGTGTCACCTCCCAAAGTAATAATAGGGTCATCGAGAGTAGTGACCGTGCTGTTAACTGTAGTTGTGTTTCCATTTACTACTAAGTCCCCTCCGACTGTAAGGTCATTGTGGAATTCACCATCGCCTGTAGCGTTAGTAACAGTAAATGCTGCACGTGTATTACCTGCATCATATACTACGAAGTTTCCACCAACGTATGTATTCTTATCAATTGTTGCACCACCAGCAACTTGAAGAGCAACTGAAGCATCTGCAAGAGATGTTGCTTCATCAGCGTTACTGACTACTAAATTACCTGATATATCTGCACT